AAATGATGGGTATGTCATCGAGCCACGGTAACAGGCAATATGATGCGGTTTATAGACAAACAAATAGTGAGGCGAAAGAAAAGACTATTGTGGGGCGTATAAATCCGGGTAATGCGAAACATTATAATTCACAAATTAACGTTACGATGTCTAAGTTGGATACAGACCGTGAAAATAATAGATTATGGGCGCCACAAGCAACCATTCGTAATGGTCCATCCGTTCAAACATATGGAAAAGCAAATATGCCGCAATACTATAATGAATGTCAAGGTTGTGAGCGTATTGCACCAGACTTGCTTACAGCATTTAAGGAAAATCCTTACACTCATAGTTTAACAAGTGCGGTTTAAAACAATATAAAACAATATAACAACTAACAATTAATAAATACGTAATATTAAAATATAAAAACACTATTTCAATATTAGTAAGCGTTTGAAAATGACATTAAATATTCATCAAAATATAAAAGAAAAACTGAAATACTTCTATGATATCCATAAAATTCCAAATATAATTTTTAATGGTCCAAGCGGTTCAGGTAAAAGCACAATAGTAAATGAATTCATTTCGTTAATATATGATGGAAACAAAGAAAAAATAAAAGATTTTGTGATGTACGTAAATTGCGCTCACGGTAAAGGTATAAAATTTATAAGGGAAGAATTAAAGTTCTTTGCAAAAACACATATAAATTCAAATGGGGGAGATACTTTTAAAAGCATAGTGTTATTAAATGGAGATAAACTAACAATGGATGCCCAATCGGCGTTAAGACGTTGTATAGAGTTATTCAGCCATAACACGCGTTTCTTTATAATAGTGGAAGATAAGTACAAGTTGTTAAGGCCGATTTTATCGAGATTTTGTGAGATATACATATCGGAGCCGGAATATAAAGGAAAAACAATAAATCTTTACAAATATAATTTGGAAGAGACGTTTAAACTAACAGATTTAAAAAATCAAAGGAATGAATGGTTAAAAAAGGAAATACAAAAATCGATAACTGTAAAAACAACAGAAACGGAGTTACAAGGATTTGTTATAAAGTTGTATGAAAAGGCATATAATGCATTAGATGTAATAAAGCTAATAGAGGATGGTTTGTTTACATTGTCGCAAGATAAAAGATATGAGTTGTTGATAGCTTTTAATAAAGTTAGGAAAGAATTCAGAAACGAGAAATTATTATTGATGTTTGTGCTAAATTTTACATTTTTAGATAAGGAAACAAAACTGGAGAATATTTCATTTATGTAATATGCTGAAGATATAGATCAGGATATTACAAATTAATACAAATTATCTTTATCGATAATTACCTCTTTAGAGATATTTTTAATGATTTTACTATAATTTTTTTGTTGCTCTTCTTTGGAAGAACCAGACATAACTTCGCAAAGCATTTTCATATATTTATCATTTTGTTTAGATGAAGGGTCATTATATTTAGGATTAGCTTTTTGCCATTCTGGAATTTGTTTTATATTTTTATTGGCGACAATTTTAATAGCATTTGTTAGTTTATCCTTGCTGTCAGATTCTTTAATCCATTGGTCGTCTTCTTTAATATAAATAATTTCTCTTTTAGAATCGCTGCAATGTATTGGTCTTTGAGTGTAATCAATTCCGTTAAGATTTTTGATGAATACTTGGCTAATGCCTTCAGCATATCCGAGTTTCCCAGTTTCTTCAAGGTCGCTAACAGATAAATTAATTTGGTTGACAAAATCGGTTAGATTAATAGCGTCTTTACACGTTTCATTTAAAAACACATTGATGTTGAATTTGTTATGACTGTTAATATTGTTGTTAACGTTTCCGCCTTTGTTAGTTTGTGCAATTTCAAATAGCTTTGTATTTTGTTCTATTAATGTTTTATTTTGTTCTGATAATTGAGATATAAGTAGTTTATTTTGTTCAATAAGGTAGTCTTTAACATTTTCATCTTTTTTAATCATTTCTAAAAGTATTTGGGTTTTATTTTGTTGGCTACATTTTTTACCATGTTTCCATAGCCCGCTAATGGTCTTATATTTATGTCCGCAATGTTTACAAACACACGGATTATCGTCACTATTTCCAAATATTTCCAAAGTAGCCGTTTTATGTTTTGCTGTCAAAATATGTTTATCATAGTTTGATTTCTTGCTAGTAGAGTAGTCACAGTTTTTACAGTAAAAAACCGAGCATACTTTTTCATTTCCATAAATTTCCATTTATTTCCTAAAGTAGCTGAACATTTTATTTTTAAATCGTTTTACAAAAATATAAAAAAAAATATATCATCACAAAAAAAATAACACAAAAATGAAAATGAGAGCATTTTGGTCACAAGTCGGTTTTTGCAACTTTTTTTTAAAAGTTTTTTCGGTTTTCCAAAAATGGACATTTATAAATGTCCAAAATCGAAAACCAATTCACTTTTGTACTTTGAAGTTGCTGACTGAAAAATACTACCAATATAATAAGTATAAAAACAAGAGCATAATCAGTCACGTCGCAGAAATATTGATTAATACGACCAAAAATCCCATATAATGCTCCCTTCTAGAAATTTAGAAAAATGATAAATTAGTTTAAATAATGAAATTTTAACATCAAATATTTACATTATGGATGATTTCAATGTTAGTTCATTACACGAATCAAAGAATGAATGGGGAGCCCGTTTGTTGACTATTTTGACGCCTTTGATAATCGAAGGGTTTAAGTCTATTTTTGAAGAATCGTATAAACTTTGCAAAGAAAATGGTGAAACAGATAAGTATTTAATGACTTTTCAAAACTTAATTACTAGAATACCAAAGTGGAATGTAAATATTATTGAAAATGAAAGAAAACGAATTATTGAAAGGAGTGGGTGTTCCTATTTAGAAGAATTAGTCACATGTATTCACATTATTCAACTAAAATTATTAACTGCTATGCGTGTTGGACAAAAACAAAAGAAGATAGATATAAACATACCAAAGCTAGATGATTTTATTCATAAGGCTTACGTAAATGTGGCAAGAAAGATTTACAAAAATGTTTACCTGTTTGAATTAAATGCACCACCATTACAAGTTCAAAAGCACAACAGAGAACTAGAAATAATTGTTCAAGAATGTGTGTTGAACGCAGTAAGAGAAAGCATCCCAGTTGAAAGCATCTTAAGAGCTTATATGGACGAAACAGTAGAAGAAGATGTTGTGGAAGAAATTAAGGAACAGATAATTGAAAAACCAGACGTAAAAACCGAAAGTCAATCAATTTTTGAAGGAAAAGAAGGGGGAAATGTAGGTTTAAAATTTAATGACGTTGATTCAGTTATGGGTAAAAATGGAACAGAAGAACTAATTAATGCACCAAAAACGATTGAAAGATTAGAGGAAATTAGCGCATTAAGAAATATACAAAGGAAGATGGAAGAGGAAGACGATGATGACAAATTAAATATATCAAATGAAGATGTATCGTTAAATGCATTAGATGTTCATATAATTAATCCTCCTGATGTTAAATTAGAACCAGATTTGTTGTTAGATGATATTGAAATTTTAGCATAAATTACGGGGAAACCCCTAATACAATATTTGGGTCCACCTTTAGAAAAAGTGGAAATGCGTTATTAATCATTTAGAAAACTAAAAATATATTGTAAAATGGATAATATATTTTTAGTAGCCGGAATCATATCTGTTATATTTTTTATAGCAAAATTCTTAGAAATGAGATATATTGACAAGGAACCAAAACCATTAAAGATATTAATTAGAGATGCCTTGTTAGTTTATGTAAGTGTAATTGCCGGTGATTTTATTTCAAATCAATTAAATCCGGTAATTAATGAAACAGTTGCACCGATTTCTCCATTGGCATTTACAGATAATCCGCCATTTTAACGACCAGTCCACACTTTTACAAACGGATAGCGCACTATACCTCTTTTAACATCATTTGTATAATCATTGTATGTATATGTATATGCTAATTTTTTGGTTAATATATCTCCAAAAAAAGATTTAAACTTTTCTAGTTTATAAAATTCTTCACAAAATAATACACCTAAGATTCGTTCTAATCCGCAACGATCAGTTCGAGTTTTTACAACATTTACTAATTTTGTTATATTGTATTTATTTTCTAATGTTTCCAAGAAGTTAAGATTTATGTAACATTGTCCACCAAAGCATAAATAATGTTTCCGTTTTTTTAGTCCAAGAATATTTATTTCAGAACCTATTAGAGTTTTCATAATATTAGAATTATTACTTAACACAGAGCACATTCTTAATAAATTATTTAAATGTTCTTTATCATATTCGTGATGCCATAATGGTAAAACCGGCATATTTAAATTTTCAAAAGGAATTCTTTTATGAATAAATAAACTATCGTGTATAATTACAGCATTAGAAAACCATTTATATTTTAAGTAATAAATGTATGGTAAAAGCTCGCCTCGTCCAGGATATTCGGATTGTATTACAGTTAAGTTTTTATATTGATGGTCTGCTTTAACAAATTCTGGTTTACTGTTGTCATCAATAATTACGATTTGTCTTAATGGATAAAACGTTCTTATAAGTTTAACGTTTTGGTTCCAATATCTGTTTGTAATTTCTGAGTTAACGTGTCTTGTAATGATAAACCCATATTTGTCCATATTATTATATTATTATATAATAATATTTTTTATTAATTTTTATTAATTTTTATAATAATCATCTAAATTAAAATTTTAGCAATAACACGGTAATTCATCAATATTAATTATTGGTTCCGCTTTTGGAATATTTTTATTAGGTATAATAAATTTGCAAAACTCTTTGCGTTCTAGTTGAGCTACAGGTGTATGTTTATGCACATAACGCGCTATCATTTTATATAACTTGAAATCAGGATATCTCTCAACGCCGTTATTTTTGTATAAAACATTTACACCATTATCATCAATGCACCATTCAACAATAAGTTGAACTAATGGAGAACAGTCATTAATATTCTTAATCATATCAAAATCATCAACAAGATAATCAAAAATAGAACAAGCAAGTCGACACAAATCAAAGCTAAAGTTAGGGTCTAAGCGGGGCTTCTTTTCATTAAAATAAGGTTCGGTATTATATTGTGTAGCGGCATCTCCACCAGTTTGAAAACTATCACTGCAAAAAACCTTACCATTTAATTTGTATATAGCACGACCGAAATCAATGATTTTATAAATTTTACCAAAAGTAGGAACTTTGTATGTCTTTTTTTTATAAGTATAGTAGAGGAATTTTCTGTTAGTAGGAATATACATAATATTGTTAGTATGGAGGTCATTATGTGTAAAGGAAAACATTTTTTGATAAGTGATAAGAATCATAATGATTTGCATTAATGCTGAAAACCATTCATCGTCAGATAATTCATTATTCATAATCAAGTCGTCTAATGTATTTTCACATTTTTCCATACATATAACTTGAACTGGAAATTTCGGAAAAGTAAGAATTAAAGTTTCTTCTTCAATATTAGTTTCACTTGATTCATCTTCCCATTTCTCATTATCATCTGCATTATCATCTGCGTTATTAAATTCGGAATTAGAACTTTTGCTAACAATACTCTCACAATGTTCATTATCTTTAGTTTCATCATCTTTAGTTTCATCGTCTTCACTTAAATCATTATCGTTTGTATGGGATGTTCTAGATGAACAAGTTGAACCGGATTTAAGAGTTTCGGATTTTTTTTGATTAGTTACATCAAAATCATTTGAATTAGTGATATCCACCAAATCGACGCCCATTGTTTTAACATCATCAAGTGAGAGATGTTCAGAAGGAGAAATAAATGATTTATCGAAAATATTCTCAAACATAGAATCATCAATAGAATTAACAGACATAATAGACTTTAAACTGGATGAAATTTTCAAGGGTTGCAATGGTTTTTTTTCATCAGGTGTAATTAAATGCGAATAATCTTCAACTTTGAATAAAATATTTTTTTGTTTTATAAAAAATTCAGATTGGATTAGATAATCGATATCGTCAATAATGTTAAGTTTATAATCATTTTTAACAGCCAAAAAAGAGCCATAATAATCGAGACCGTGAATAAATTGATGTTCGTGTAAAATTTTACTAGTTAAGAATGAGAAAAATCCATCAATAAAAGAAGAATTGTTAGGGTCACTAATTTTTGGATGAACTTTAAGAGTTTTATCAAATGATGGCATATTGAATAGTTCAGGGTCATTATGATTATATTTACCTACAACATATTTGAATGGGTCCAATAGAGGAGCCATTTTAATGAAAACTTTTTGATTAGTGGATAGGTCATCATCGTCAGAAATATTTTTAAGTTTACATGTGAAAATATGTTCTTCATCATCCTTAATCTTATTATCCTTAATATCTGCAATGGCCCAATAGTGATTTAGATTAATAGAATTCCAATTGGTATTGTTCAATGAAAAAAATCTATCGTAAATAGGAATATAATTTTGAACATTCATTAGATTAATATTTTTGTTAGTTTGGAACTTAGTGAACAGATTGTTGTTCTTTCTTTTCTGGTAGTTTACAGAAATTGTCATTAGCTAATTAAAATATAAATTATAATTATATTTAACTTATTATTTTTACAAAGCTATAAAAAATCCTTAATATTTTAGGAAAGGCCAATATTTACGTTTAAACTAATTATAATATTTTTATATGTAGTATAATAAAATGAATCTAGAATTAAAAAGATTTGATATGAAAAACATTAGTTTTAAACCAAATGAGTCTAAAGGTCCAGTAATTGTATTAATTGGTCGTCGTGACACAGGTAAATCGTATTTAGTAAGAGATTTACTTTATTATCATCAGGACATTCCTATCGGAACCGTTATTTCCGGAACAGAAGAAGGTAACGGTTTTTATGGCAAGTTGGTGCCAAAATTGTTTATACATAATGAATATAATACTGCAATTATTGAAAACATCTTAAAGCGACAACGTGGTGTATTAAAGCAAATAAAAAAGGAGATGGAACAATTTAAACGTAGCACTATTGACCCTAGAACATTCGTAATTTTAGATGATTGTTTATACGACAATACGTGGGCGCGTGATAAGATGATGCGACTTCTATTTATGAACGGACGTCATTGGAAGGTCATGTTAGTCATCACAATGCAATATCCTTTAGGTGTCCCTCCAACGCTTAGAACTAACATTGATTACGTCTTCATTTTAAGAGAACCTTATATCGCAAATAGAAAGCGTATTTATGAAAATTATGCGGGTATGTTTCCGACATTTGAATCATTTTGTCAGGTGATGGACCAATGCACTGAAAATTATGAGTGTCTAGTGATAAATAACAACTCAAAGTCAAACAAATTACAGGACCAGGTATTTTGGTATAAAGCGGATTCACATAATGATTTCAGATTAGGTTCAAAAGAGTTCTGGGAATTATCAAAACAAATAAATGATGACGACGATGAGGAGCAATATGACCCGAATAACGTGAAGAAACGCGGTCAAGGGCCAAAAATAGCGGTCAAAAAAAGTAAATGGTAGAACTTGGTTTCATATACTTGCTTTTTAAATATAAAAGCACATCTTGTTTTAATAATTCTTGCTTTACAATTTAGCAAAGAAACATCAAATGATGACAATGTATATAGAATAGTTGTTTAAAAAATATAATTATAGTTTATTTTATATAATTATATTATGAGAACAAAACATATAAAAAAAATTGGAAAAAAACAAACTAGAAAAAAATATAAACGACAATCTAAAAAATATTATAAAAAATATTATAAAAATAAAACAAAAAGAAATCAATTCGGAGGTGACAAAGATCTAGAACTTGAAAGAGAATTTAGAAGCAAATTTAGAAACGAATTATTGCCATTGATTAACTGGAGAAATAAAAGTAATAATGACATAAAAAAATTTACAAGAAACCTCAATATTTTTTTTAAGAATAATCATGAATCAATAAATACATTAATTCCTGTAGATGAAAATATGAAACCAAGTTTAAATAATGTAGTAGATTATGTTTCAATTCCAACAGTTATAATGGAAAATATAACTAACAAAGAAATAAAACAGAAATTAATAGAGTTATTTTATGAAAATGGAGGAAACATAAACGTTGAAAGCAGAAGATCCAATACAAAAAATAATGTATTTAATTATGTTGTTGAAAATAAACAAATAGACAATATTAAAATACTTTTAGACCCGCGATATGGTTTGACCAGAGATAATTTAAAAGAAGAAAATAAGCCAATATTCGATGACATAATGAGAACTATAGAAGTAGCCCCACAAGTGCAAGTAGTAGAAGAAGTAGCTCCTCAAGTAGCTCCTCAAGTAGCTCCTCAAGTAGAAGCACCGATAGTAGCACCTCAAGTAGAAGCACCGATAGTAGCACCTCAAGTAGAAGCACCGATAGAAGCACCAATAGTAGAAGAAGTAGCACCTCAAGTAGCGCCTCAAGTAGAGCCAATAGTAGAAGCTCCAATAATAGAAGCAGAAGACGCTACAGTAAAACTAAAAGTTCCAATCAATGTGCCAAATATAGGTTACAATATAGGTGTAGCTCCAAAATTTTGGAGAGTTCTGTTTACAAATAAGGGTATAGACCTGTTTGCATTAAGGGACCGCATAAGAGCACGATTATTTGAAGACAATCCGCTTAAAGTGTCTTATAGAAGCGGATACAAAGAAAATCCTTGGACTACTTGTGAAATAATAGAACGAATGTTTCCAGCATATTATACAAAGAAAAATCCAGAATTCGAATTAAAAAGTCAACAACAGCAAATAGATTTTATTAATATAAATACAGCATTATGTATAATATTATTGTTATTAGGTATAATTTCAAATACAATGAACGACCAAGATTATAATTTTATTTTTAAAGGAGGAAAAGCTGTTCAATTTGTGTTATCAGAAATACAAAATACTTCCAAATATATCAGCGATGATATAGATATACAATTAACTCATAGTGATAGCATTGTATACAATGATTGGAAAATGAGAAATGTAGCGGAACATATATCTTTTCTAATAAAATGGTTTTTAGAAGGTATTATAAATATATCATTAGAGTTACCGAACACAAGTGAAAAAACAGTTGGAAAGGACTTAGTTAAAATAGCATATTTTAGTCCTTCAGGTAGATATACAGCATTATGTGATGTTGTTTTCGGAGAAACAAAAGCAAATGTGAAATCTTATTTTGAACATCCAAAAATATTCAAATTATACAATACTGAATTACAAACAGAATTAATGTTTAGATGTCCAAATATAGAAGCAATATTAAATGAAAAATTATATTATTATTTGAAATTTATAGAATTGAGAAGTTTATTAAAACGCAATTTACCAATAGTTGAAGCTGGTTATGAAAATACTACGTTAGATGAACTAGACTATTTTATGAAAAAATTCAAAAAATCAATAAGGGCTATTGTGGATGGTTTAGTTTTACAGAAGTTTGTCGCAGTAGAAAAAAACAATTTAAGGGAGAAAGAAAAAGAAGTATTAATAAACATTCTTAACAATAATTTTAAAGATAAAGAAATTTATATATTGGAATTAACAAATAGCGTAACAGACCCTAATCCTTATAATGTATAATAGATAAATAAAAAGTATTATTATTTTTTATTTATTTAACGTAAATTCTCTTAGGAAACCCCGCTAATGTTTATCAATCCAATCAGAAACTATTTTGTAATCACTTGAATGTTTAGTTTCACATACTTCAATTGCATAATTATTTGAAGAAATATTACCAATTCCAAATCCAGCAACAGTCCAATGTAACCCATTAAATTGGTTACTCATAATATTAATACAATATTTGTTTGGCGATATAACTATTGTATTTATATAATTTATATTTATTATTAAATTTGTTAATCTTAAAAATTTTGACATTATTATGTATACATTATTATTCAATCAATGTTTAACT